AATCTCCGGCGCAGTGATGATCATGTAGTCATAACTGTTAGGGTTGAAGTCTGTGTTTGCATCAAGCATTGGGTCTGCGTAGAACACTACCTTTGGAATTGAACCCTTTTCTGTAATTCCGGCAACAAAGTTCTTGTTGAAGATTGCCAATACTGACTCAGCATTGTAGTTGTCTGAGTAAGGCATACTTGCGAGCAAGTTGTAAGCCTTTGTAGAAAGACCAACATTACAATGGTCGAACTTGTTGTAGCTTGCAGAGAAGAATGATTCAACTGCTCTTGCGAGAGCCTGATATGCAGTAGAACCCTTTGTTGTGTTTGATGAGTCTGCGGCAATAGAAGCCATATCTGCACCAACTGTCCATGATGTTACTGTGTTTACGTTGAACAAACCGATAGTGTTTGTGTCTGCGTTTCCATAGTATGTGAGGTAGTCGGTGAGCATCTGCAATACGTAGTTAGCGTACTTGATTTTGCCCTGAATGAGCTTGTTTCCGAATGGGTTTCCGTTACCCATCTTTGCACCTTCAAGCTCTTCCATTGTCAATGTGTATGTAACAAACATATTGATTACAGGTGCAACCATGATACCACTCTTAGCCTGGATATCTTTTGTGTTGTTTCCGTCTGGGGAACCAGCATTAAGAGGTCCAATAGCAGAACCGGCGTAATCTGCCATTACGAGGTTCATTGTTTCACACCACGGATTTGAACCCTGGTCCATCTTTACAAGGTCAGAAGCGTGTGAATAAAGAAGTGGTCTTTCATAGATGTCTTTGAAGAAAGACTGAGACCATGGAGCAATTGCCTGTCCAGCAAGATAGTCAGGTGCGGCATCACCTACGAAGTTCTTGCGAGCAACCATATCCCACTTGCCCGATGCAGAGTTGTACTTAGGCAGAAGTGATACAGAATCTTTGTTCTGTGAAAACTGTGCTTTAAGTTCTGTGCTTGCGAGCAACTGTCCAATGTGAGCAGAGTCACCAACATAGATTGCGTCCTTAGCGTGAGCCGGAACTTTGTATGCTGGGTCTGATGCAAGACCGATATTAAGAGTCATATCGGCTGTCTGTGACTGAAAATCAGGGTCACCATTTTTCAAAAACTTGAAGGCTGTCTGTGCGAGAGCTTCACAGTTATGTGCGGCTTTAATTCTCATTTTCCATTCTCCTTAGAACTGACCATCAAAATAAACCAAGTAAAGGTCTGTTGATGGGTCATATTCTTTTACAATACCGTTGATTGCGGTATTTCCTGTTGATACGTTTGTAAGAGAACCGTCTGCCTTTGCGTAAACAGAATCTCCTACTGCTACTGTTCCTTCAATTTCAACATAGATAGCGCCCTGATAGAACGCATCTGCCGGAGTCTCATTCAGAATGAAGTCTGCATGAGCAGGCATCTGCTGATTTACCATGTTACGGTTCATCAAGATACCGCGGAACAGTGTTGCACTTGCTGTTGGTCCAACGATAAACTCAGAAGGTTTTGTTGGGTCTACGAACAGAGCGCAACCAAATTTAGCAACATTGGTGTTTGAAGCGGCGATTGTACCACCGATTGTTCTTGTTCCACCATTTGCTACGTGTGCTGGCATACCAGGTGTTACACCCTTTCCGAAGAAAGATACACCCAAGCCCATTGTAAATGTGGTCTGCATAATTATTTTCCTCCCTTGCCCTTAAGACGAGCAAATACATCATCAAGGCTGTAGCCTTTTTCAATCGAACCAAGCGACTGTGTGTACTGCGGAAGTGAAGAAGGTGCAGAATCTTCAACCTTTGGTGTTTCTTCTGGTGCTTTGCCACCTTCGCCACAACCATCTGCCTTAGGTTCTTCTTTTTTCGGCTCTTCCTTAGGTTCTTCTTTTTTCGGCTCTTCCTTTGGTTCTTTCTTTGGTTCTTCTTTCTTTCCACCGAGAATTGCATCCAACTTCTTGTTCATAGAGTCGATTGCGTCTACAAGTTTAGAGATAGCGTCACCATCGGTTTCTTTCTTTTCCTCTGGCTTTGGCTCGCCGGCAGGTTCTTTTTTTTCTGTCGGAGTCTGAACAGGGGAAACACTTGCTGTTGCAGAAGGAACTTCTGACTTAGCGTCTAAGCCATCTTTCTTTTCTTCTGTTTCTTTCTTTGGATTTTCCATATCCTTTTTCTCCATAGTCTCCGACACTGCATCGGAGTCAAGTGAATTAAAACTCTCTTTGATACAACTCAAAGCCTCATCTACCACCTTTTCATCCTCTTCTTTAAGAAGTGGAATATCGGCGATATATCTAATTACCTTCTCCTTTTCGTCTGAATCGGGAAGGTCTTTTACACATTTAATCAAGGACTCAGTCATTCCACTAAGTTCTTCATCACTTACATTTTTAATGTTTGCGGTCAATTTGTCAATAATTGAACCAAAAGAATTGGCGTCATTACCGTCATTTACACCGCTTAACTTCTTCTTTACGAAATAAAGCAATCCGCTATGTACTGCCATTTTCTTACCTCCATCAAGTATTTTCATATCCTTACCACCTCTTGCAGTTTCTACAATGGCAAGGTGATTTACGTTTGTAATCTCAGTACAGACAATCTGATACTCTTCTCCGCTTGGAGTAACGCCAGGCTGCCATTTATTTACCGCTTCATATCCCGGAGAGAGTTCTTTGAAACTTGGTAATTTTTCATCACTGTCAATCTCCAAAGGTGAGTACAAAGCAACTTCACCTTTCTGATGTTTGATTTTTACTTCATTACCAATATGACCGAGAATATCTTTGTCGTTCTCAGAATAAATCCATTGATGTTCAACTCTGATTGGTTTACCAATAAACTTTTCCTTTGCATCTTCCAAAACAAAAGAAGGTCGATAAACTGCAAAGACTTTCATATCTCTGTATTCACGCGGTATTTCTTTGAGATTCAAGTTTGGTAATTCAGATAAAAGATAATACTGAATACCACTTCTTGCTATACATGCGTTATGCTTTTTCATACTGTTTTACCTGTTTCCTTATCTGTAGGAACTCCCGTTGTATTCTTAGACTCATTTGTTCCTACTTGCTTTTCATTCTCTAACTTCTCTTTTTCTTTTGGGTCGTTAGACGACTGTGCAAAAATGCTAGACATATCGCTAGGCATTTCAACTTCACCAATAACCTTAGATACAATAGATACGGCTTCGTTTCTTTCAAATCCGGTAACGTTGAGCAACTGAATTGCCTGAGCCATCTTAAGAGCAACGTCTGCTTTCTTCTGTGGGTTTGATACAACCGGTGTATCGAAACTCAGTCTGATACTACTGTAAGCATCCATACTCTTATTATCTGTTTTTCCAAAATAAGATACCGCAAGTATTGGCAGAAGGTTCTTAAGCTGAATTGCAACAATCTGCTGAATGAGTTTAATTGTTTCACTCTGCTTTAAGAATACATCATCTTCGCCCTTATTGAAAATACCTTTTTGTGCGGTATAGAACAATACGCTTTCTGGAAGTCCGCTCTTTGCAGCAACATCTTTTCTTACCGCGTCAATAAGACTGTCAAATCCACTGTAGTTTCTGTTTACTACGCTTATCTGTCCGTAAGAGTTGATTGCTACTGGGTTGAGCATAGACCACTTACGCATCTGATCTTCATTTTCTTTTACCCATGCTTTTGCGGCCTTTGGTCCGTTCTGTGCAATAATACCATCCAAAGGCAATTCATGTACGAGCAAAGACATTTGCTGACACATAATCGGCAAACTCATAGCCATAATCTCATAACCGAGTAATGACTTTGCCCAAGCGGTAATATCACTTGCACCCCATCCTAACTGACGGATTGCACTCCAATATGGAAGTGGGCGCGGTTTTACATAACTTGCTCTCTGAGAGTTTACTTCAATTCCCGAAATAGGAACCAAGAAAGAGTTCGGTGCCATATAATCTCTTGCAGAAAGGTCGTAGTTAGGAACTGTAGTTACATTCCAACGGTCTGCTTCTGCAAAATAATCAATACAGTCTTTCTTCAAAATCTTAGCGGCTTTGAGCTGCTTAAGGTTCATTTGTGTTGTAAGCGGATTGTCGCCCTTGAAAATAGGGTACAAAACAGAACCGCCAAAAAGAAGTCCGTCACGAACCGCCTGAGAAATGAAACTTGAAAAGCCAAGACTTTCTGCATAGTCACGCAATTCGATAAGTTCTGTACTGTCCATTTTTCCAGAAGTGAACTCGTAACCGCTGATTGTCATTCCTCTTGATTTCTTATCAATGATAATCTGTGTAAGTCCACCGCTTGAATACATGGCACTTGCGTCATAAGGGCCTAAAAGTAAAGGCTCATAAGGCATATTCCAATTGCCTACATCTTCGGGAGTGCCTATCTTACTTCCAGGATTGTAAAATCCGTCTTTTTGTATCTGCTTAAATGCTTCGTTTGTATCAATGGTTACTGACTTTCTCAAATCATCCAAAGTCTTATAACCACCATCTTTTGCATAGTTTGTCTTTACTGTAGCGAACTGTTTGTTTTTGATTTCTTCAACTTCTGCGTCAGTGAATGACATTGGCTCTTTTGGTGTGCCATCTTCAAAAGCCGCTTTTGCGTTCATTTTTGACGAGGTTATTTCATAAATCCTTTTGAAGTTTTCGTCTTTACATCTGTTTGCGATTTCCTCAAACCTATTACTCATTTTGCAACCGCCCCATTATTCTCCAAGTTAGATACTCGAATAATCTGCAATACCGAGTATTCTCTTGTTCTTTACTTGAACGCTCTATCTTACCGTCTGCAAGGAATACACGCTCATTCAAACAAGATATAAGTGTCCACGCACTTTCCATTATAGATAATGAATGTCTATCAAACAAGTCATTTACCAACTTTGTGCCTTCACCTTCTGCGGGTAGTATACCTGGCACTGCGGGTTCAATGTCGTTTTCTACACAATCATCCACATAATTTTGCTGAATATCCTTAAGAGTAGTATAAGGCATCCACACCAAATTGCAATCAGGATATTTATCCTTTACTACCTTAAAATCTATCACTGACTGTGAGAAGGCGTCAAGTATCTTTATCTCACCGCTTATTACACAAGCTGATACCCAAAGTATTCTTCCCGGAAGTGCGAACGTTCCAAGATAAACATCGCCGCTTGCCTTTTCGTCTTTACAGATATTCTCTACCCTAAAGTTATCATAAACTTTTCCGTTGTTTGCCGAACGCATAGGAACAGTCAATGAATAGCGGATAGCGTCTATGTAGTGGTTGAACTTATCAACCGGTATTCTTAAGATTTCTCCCGTCTGTCTGTCCACTTTATACTGATACAAATCAAACTCTTCTGCAACCGCCTTGCACCTTTCGTGAATATGAATACAAGAGAAACTTCTCAAATACTGAATACCATCTTCTACGCTACCATTCCACTTTTCGGCAGCAATAACATTGTAGTGCTTACTACGCATAAATGAGATTGTTTCAGGTCGCGCACTATCTGCATAAATCGGATAGATACTACTTCCCTGCACTTCGTTAAATAATGAGGGTGTATCTTCCAAATCACAACCAACCTTACCCGCACACATATCAATATACAAATCGTTACCGACAATAAAACTACGCACAAGTGTAGTAGGGTCGTTTGCAAATCCCCAGTCTGCACCAAAATGAAAGTCTGCGTTTTTCGGAGTTTCAAAGTTTTCGACAACGTATTTTCCGCGGAATATCTGAGCATCTGAAAGTCCGAGACATTCTCCTTCCCAAACCCACAGATATTTCTGATAATCGTTCTTCTTATCCCTTTCCATTTCCATACGCAATTCTTCCGGAAACCAAGGATTGTCCGAGTAGTTGGCTTTGATAACCAAATCATCCTCGGTAGCGTTTTTCATTTCCATGTAAATCGGGTCGTTGTCTTTGTAAGGGTTGAATGTAAAGATAAGAATAGAACCTGGGGCGCGGATAGTAGGAACGATAACGTCTATACTTTCCCGACTAAGGCTCTGGCTCTCTTCCAACCAAGCGATAGATATATTTTCCATCGACTTGATTTCAGAAACATTGTTATGAATACCTTTGAAAATAAACTCACTTCCGTTGTTACCGACAATTCTGTCTTTGTAAACAGTGAAGAAAAAATCAAGGTGCATATCTACAATCTTGTTTTTCAAAAGACTGTATACAGAGTCCGCAATAGAGTTCTGTAACTCACGCGTACACAATACCTTTATCTTTGACTGATAGGCGCGGAACAAACAATACTCTGCTACATCGTGTGACTTACCACTTCCGCGGCCGCCATAGATGTAGTTTCTACGCTTTGCGTTTTTCCACAAAGGTTTATATACGTTTGCTACTTTCAGATTTATGTTTGTATCAACTGCTGTCTTAAGCATTATTCTTCCTTATCGTCACCTTCAAAAGAAACGGTAATCTTTCCACCGCTTGAGCCGCTACCATTCATACTGTGAGAAAGTTTAGTAACCTTACTGTAGCGTTCTGGATTGAGAAGTTCGAGCTGACGTTCAATCTGCTTAGACTCACCTCTCTGTGCATTGGCTTCGCCAATCGCTTCAAGTTTCTTCAGGAGTTCTACTTCCTTCTTTGCGATAGCGGTATTTGCCAGGTGAGTGAAGGCATCGTCGTACTGTAATTCTTTTTTGAAATCA